GGTTGTATATGGGTGGAAGATAAGCCTTTAAACGCTGAATGTGGTCTTAAAATGGGACTTCAATCAATTCTTATTAACCACAAATTCAATGAGGATTATGTCAATCCTGACATTCAAAGAGTCTCAAAGTGGAAAGAGATTTACGAAGAAATCGTTTAAATTCTTATAAATAAAACTATGATTCATTGGACAATATATTAAATGCCTATCTATTCATTTAAAGATACAGAAACCGGCGAAGAGTTTGACAAGATGCTCAAATTAGCCGAAAGAGAATCCTTTCTCGAAGACAATCCAAATCTAAAGCAAATAATAACCGGCTCCGCGCCGTTGATTGATAGCGCGCGGTTAGGAAGGGCAAAGCCCGACCAAGGTTTTCGTGATTTACTTTCGTCAATGAAAAATAATAAATCATACACAGGGAACAAAATAAACGACTGGAAATAACCTTTATCTTCATGCGTTGATTGTTTCGTATATAAGGAGGTCGCATATGCCAAGAAGTCGTATATCACAAAAAGAGAAGAGGAAATCTAGACAGGATAAGAATGGAACTCAAAATTCCAAATTTAGTATGAAACCTATCAAACCGATTACCGATACTCAAAAGGATATGTTCGATAACTATAAGGCAGGGTATAATATCGCCGCGATTGGCACGGCAGGCACAGGTAAGACAATGTGCGCATTATACATGGGTTTAATGGATATTCTTCAAGACGATGAATATGAACAAATGATTATTGTTCGGTCCGCTGTACAAACAAGGGAACAAGGTTTTATGCCTGGTTCACAGGCCCAAAAGGAGGCAGTTTATTCAGTACCTTACGCCGATATTGTTAACAATTTATTTGGTCGTGGAGATGCATGGGAAATCATGAAACAAAAACGACAAATTAAATTTATGACATCATCTTTTGTAAGAGGATTAACTTTTGATAATTCGATTATAATTGTAGATGAATGTCAATCAATGACCTATCACGAGTTAGACAGTATTATTACTCGTGTAGGAGAATCTTCAAAGATTATTTTCTGTGGAGATACAAGACAAGATGACTTGGAAAGTTCTCGTAATAGGAACGATATAAGTGGTTTAAAAACATTTATAAAAGTTCTGAATCGAATTCCTTCATTTAAAACAGTAAGTTTTGGTATCGAGGATATTGTTCGCTCAGGCCTCGTAAAGGAATACATTATCGCGAAGGACAGACAAGAACGAAATAGACCGGTTGTGAGAGATTTATCACACCACCACATTTTGACAGCCACAGCTTAAGGAGACAATTACAAAAGAGGTCAGGTGACTGGCCTCTTTTATTAACAGATAGGATATATTATGATATTTGAACACGCAACGCACGGGATAGATCTTCCCGAAATAACAAGAAAAACAACAGAAGCAGGAAGGAGATATTTTACTCCTACTGGCGAAGCATACCCGTCAGTAACTACTGTATTGGGAATACTCAGTAAAGAATCAATTAAAGCCTGGCGAGACAGAATCGGCCATGCTGAAGCAAATAAAATTTCATCTCAAGCAGCACGCCGAGGTACAGCTGTTCATAAAATTTGTGAAAATTATCTTGATAATAAAGAAGATTATAGAGAAGGTCAGCAACCTTCAAATTTGTTTATGTTTGACGAAATGAGAACCATAATTGATAAGAATATAAATAATATATGGTTCCAGGAGGCTTTCCTCTATTGTGATGAGCTTGAAACAGCTGGACAAGTAGATGTTATAGGTGAATACGAAGGAAAACTTTCGATTATAGATTTTAAAACTTCCAGGAAACCAAAAAAGGTAGAATGGATTACGAATTATTTTATGCAGTGTTCGTTTTATGCCAAAGCCTTCGAGGAAAGAACTGGTGTAAAAGTAGAACAAGGCGTTATTTTAATAGGTGTTGATGGTAGTGAACCACAAGTGTTCAAATTCGATACCTCTGAATATTTAGAACACTTTAAAGCAGTAAGGGAAAAATATAGGGAAATACATGAACAAAAAGCGGTACATAATAATTGATAATAATATGGGCGTATTTTTAGGAACATACGATGGGCATCAGCTAGGAAAAGATGATGACCGAATGTATGCATGTTTTGCTGAGAACAATCCATTTGGATTAACCACAGCATGTTCATTTAAAAGCCAAAGGGCCGCTGAACATTTTATTAAGGATATGTTTCCACATAGAAAACATTTGGAATTGGAATCATTACCGGTTGATACACAGACAGAATTCCCAACCGTGGTCGAAATAATTAAAGCAGGATATAGTGAACACTGCGGAGACATGTTAGATACAATGTTTGCTGAAGGACCACAAACAATTCACTAAAAAGGTTGACTTTTGCAAGTTAACGTGTTAATATACAAACTATGGAAAAATCAAAATTAATCAATGACGCTCTAATGGTAGCTGTAAAGGCCCACGGTGAGCAAAGACGCAAATACACAGGAGAGCCTTATGTATTGCACCCTGTCGGCGTTTCAAAGATTGTCGAAACCGTTTCACATACGCCAGAAATGATTGCAGCTGCCTTACTACACGACGTTGTAGAAGATACAGATGTAACATTTAGAGAGCTCAAAGAACAATTCGGTCCAGTGGTCGCCGAACTAGTCCATTATTGCACAAACGTCTCCGATAAGGTGGACGGAAACCGTGCGTTTCGTAAGAAGATGGATGCAGACCATTTCGCTTTGGGACCAAAAGAGTCTCAAACAATCAAGGTCGCTGATTTAATTCACAACGCTGAATCTATTGTCAAGCACGACCAAAAATTCTTCCACAAAGCATTTAAACATGAGAAGAAATATCTCTTAGAAGTGCTCACTCTAGCTGACTCTCAGTTAGTGTCTCAAGCTACTCAGATTCTGGAAGAGAACTGGGTGGAACCCCACAAAAGATGATGAAGAAAATCATTAATGATATCATCGAAGAAATAAAATCTGCCCACTGGTTATGGTGGGTAGGTCTATTTTGCCTCACTTTCCTCATATAAAATAACTTTCGTTATATCAAAAGGTTATATCGTTATAACCAAATAGTCTAAAAGATCCGAAAATAGTTGTTGACTTTAACACGCAAATGGCGTATAATATACATTCAATAATTGAAAAAGGCAACAAACAATGAGACTAGAAACAATCCTTATCGAAGATATCAATACCTTTCAAGGCTCTATGCCCACTGGATTCGACCTTGTCGAATACGAAAAAGGTACTGACCCAATGGACGGATATGTGCTTTATGGTTTTGACGAACTCTATATGATGGTTCCTCCTTCCAAGGCAGCTCATTGTTTCATGCATAACGGAATCTAAGGTGGTTTTAGTGAGGGTACTAGGTTCGGGACACTCATGCAGGGTTATAAATTACCCGGTAATCATCGCCCTAGTATCTTCACTAAAAAAACTTTTAAAAAGATTTCAGTTAGCGTGTTGACATTAACAAGCAATTATGGTATAATGTACTCATATTAAATAGGAAAAGGAAAAAAATATGAAATATTTTACAGTTAAACAAATCAAGGTCCCAGAGGCTGAAAAGGATTATCCGAACCAATATGGTTGGGGTGGTGCTGAAGAAAAATCACCAGCTTGGAAAGCTAAATTGCAAACAATGCATATCAAGGATTCTTTTGAATTTGACCCCGCTGTTCTTGAATTTTACAAGGACACTTATTTGGTCCAGGCCAACGACCTGGAACACGTATTCAAAATCACCAATTTGTGGGATGAGCCTGACGCGGTTCACTCTTATGAAACTGGTCACTCAACATCAGTTGGCGACATCGTAATGGATAATGAAACTGGTGAACAGTTCATGGTCGCAAACTTCGGTTTTAAAAAGGTAGCTTAATTATGAATAATGTAGCGATATTTAAATTTTTAGATTCTCTCCGCGAAAGTGGTCAGATCAATATGTTTGGAGCCCCACAAGTTTTGAGAGAAGCTTTTGGGTTAACAAAAAGTGAGTCAGTCGAGGCGTTTCAAGCTTGGGCTGACAATTTTAGTAATGTAGAAATGGAGAAAAGAAATGCATGAATTAGAAATGGTAAATGGCGAAGCTCAAATGGCGTATCGTCTATCTGCTGGGGTCCCCTGGCACGGTCTTGGAGTTCCGGTCGAAGATGACATGACGCCAAGGGAAATGCAAACAGCAGCTGGACTTGACTGGACAGTCAAAAAGGTAGAAGCGTTTGTAGAACTTGACGGAAAAAAGGTTCCTACAGGTCAACAGTCCCTAGTAAGGGAAACAGATGGTAAAATTCTTACCAACGTTGGCGGTAAATGGAATCCGGTCCAAAACTCGGAGGCTTTTGATTTCTTTAATGATTTCGTATCAGCCGGTGATATGACAATGGATACAGCTGGTTCGCTGAAGGACGGTCAAATCGTCTTTGCAACAGCTGATGTCAACGAAGGGTTTGAATTATTCGGTGGAGATGAAGTAAAAGGTTTTCTTTTATTCTCTAATCCTCACTTATATGGTAGAGCTATCGACGTTAAGTTTGTAATGACTAGGGTGGTATGTAATAATACATTGACTATGGCCCTCGCTGAGAACGGACAACCCGCTGTGAGAGTATCACATAGGAACGAGTTTGACGCTGAAAAGGTCAAGGAATTGTTAGGTATTTCACATACCAGAATTGGACAATTTAAGGAAGCTGCAGAGTTTCTTGGTTCAAAGAGATACACACCTCAAAGCTTTGAGGCGTTCATGGCGAAGGTATTTGGTACCTCTACCAACGATAAGAGACAACTCAGTTCTACTGGTCTCAATCTTAGCCCAACAGCTCAACGAGCCGTGGAAGTTGTCGATACACAACCTGGGGCAGATTTTGCCAGAGGTACATGGTGGAATGCATATAATGCAGTGACATACATGACAGACCATGAATTAGGAAGAAATGCAGATTATAGAGCTGCAGCTGCCTGGTTCGGTCATAATGCAAAGAGAAAGCTAGACGCTCTCGACCTTGCAATTGAAATGGCGGAGGTGGCGTAAGTCACTTCTTTCAAAAGTCAATCTCTTCAAAAGAGGGGTTGACTTTTGCCTTTTAATGTATTATAATGGTAGTATATTTTGAGGTAAAAGGAGATAAATTATGAAATATGATAAAAATGGACTTTTAACTATCGACGATGTCGTGGTTAAAACTGACTCAAATGGTAAACAAAGATCTGATGCTTGGGTAGGCAGATTTGACGTTAACTGTTCAGGTGATATGCTGGAACTTGAGAAATTCAAGGATACAGTAAAATACATGAACAAACTCCTTAAGGAATCTGGCGTTGTCAATAGACTTGGTGACCCTGTTAGATATAGAGTTGAATGTAAGGGTAGGAAACCTGTTGAAAAAAGAATCAATCCGAGAACTGGTAACGAATATGGTTATAAAAGGTTCGGAGACATCGTTGGTGGAATTTCCAATGCTGGTATGATTGACGCTTATATCTACACAAGGCCTACTAGGAGTGCTTCGTGAAAATTAAAATTGAAATCGAGTTAGATACCGAAAGAGACTCACAAGAGATTAGTGAGTTGATTGAAATCGCTGACAGAATTAGACAAAATGCTTCTGAGGAATACGATGATTGAGCTTCTCTTCTGGAGTCTCGTGGTCGTTACATGGGCCGCTGTAGGAATGCATGTAATCAAAGAATTTATTAGATATGGAGAAAAAGATGATTGAACCAAGTATCAAAAAGCCCAGTTTTTTCAGAAGGACCGTAATGTCCTTGGTAAGTGGCTGGCGAAGAGTGATGGATGTGCGATATAATCCATTAAAATATATCCCAGACCCAAGTTTGCAAACCTATTTTATGTTGGTATTGTTTACTGTATGGAGCGTATTTTTTGGTTTCCTTGCGGCGAACTACCTAGGGGTTTTCAACTATAACACGGTCGTGAGTATCGTTATCCACATCGCAATATTATTGCCAATCGCATTCACAAATGCCATATTTGTTGACGCTGAGAGAGACGGACACAAGTGGTTAAAGGAATGGAAAGAGGAACAATCGCGATATACGATTGTAGCTAATAGGCTTAAAAAGAAGAACCTAACGATATGGGACCCTTCAAAAGAGGCGTAAAAATAATTCAATTATTTTGCGTTAGCGTGTTGACTTTAACAAGCAACCATGTTATAATGGTTGTATAAATTAAGGAAAAGGAGACATTTATGATAAATTTATTTGAAAAAGGCCCGGCTTTTGTAATGGGTAACTGTGAAAATGCAGCTGAGTGGATATGTTCAGATTGGCCAGAAGGCTGTGGTTTCGGTTCATCCGATAGAAGTGCAGTTTTTAGAAGTGCTTTAAGAGATACAATCGGTGCTGAAAGTGCTGAAAAGTTCTTTAAAGGACAAATTAAGCTCAACGAGACTGAGCTATCAATGTTCAAAATGGGCGTTAATAATGCCATTTCAAATGTATTTGCTAGGGAGGCAGCGTAATGAATAAATTAATCATACAAACACAATATTTGGAGAACTATGGTTCTTCAGAGGAACCTTACATGAAGTTTAAGGGTGGTTCCACTTATGTATTGCCGAACTGTGGCGATATGGACAGCAACGAGATTGCTACGGCTGTGGCGAGAGTCAAGCCTTACATCACCACTGACTTGGTCAAGTCGAACGGTGGCTGTGAAGAGTACATCGTCGGCGCACATGTTGGCGACATAGACGAAAAGGTCTGTGAGGATTGGGAAGCAATCACCGAGTTCACGTTCATGGGTGGTGACGACGAAATCACCTTTATGAAGGTTACTGATAATACCGACATGGGTTATATGAGAAAAGAGATTCTCGAGAAGATCGAAACCTGGAACGGTTGTTCTGAGTCGGTTACCCAGAGGAAGAATTACACAGCTTCCTTCAGAATGGAAGATGGGTCCTTGCTGAATGGCAAACAGCTTCAGGAATTCCTAGAATTGGCGGTGGCATAATGGAAGAATTATTAAACCAAATATTCGCGGGTGTAATACTTATCGTCTGCGCGGTCTTTACCTATATCGGTCTTCATATGGCAGCTGAGAAAGATGCCAAAAAAGCCATGCCCTTAATTTGGGAAAAAGGTGGGTTCCTTTATAACTTATTAAATAGGAAATCTAAATGATTCAGGTTATGCAAGAGATTACTGATTGGGGAGACGCCCCAGTTGCGAATGGTCAATACCATCTTAATTCATATGGGTTTCTGGTCGCGTATCAGGCACCTGGTGGTGACCTCAAAAAATTCAAAGCCCCTATGAAACAATTTTCTAAGGCAAGGCGCAAATTTGAACTGATTTCAGAATACGCTGACTCAGATCTTCCAAACGATGTGAGGACGGTCAAGGGTAGCAATGGCAATGTGTACACAATCACTAATGGAAAGTGCAGTTGCCCAGGATTTACTTTTAGAGGAAAATGCAAACATGTTGGATAACATACGAAACAAAATCTCGGATATGTATTACGAGTTTATTGATTTAAATTGGAAATACTTTGGTAAGGTTTTATTGGTTATCGTACCAGCTGTTGTTTGGACCATCACATATTATATTATAAAATGGATTTATGCTGGTGCAGAGGCCTTCAATCGAATTGGTGGCGACGCTATTGAATCATTTTTAAAAGATTAATTAAAAAGGTCCGAGTATTGCTCGACACTTGGACTATAAATGTAACCGAGCTTTAAGGAGAAATTATATCATGAGTAGTTTTATATTACCAACCAACGACAAAGACAAGAAGCGTATTAGAGATTGTATGGACGAAATCAGTAATTCGTACACTCGCCAGGCAGCTGAAAGGTCTTTTATTAAGGAAGCTATTGAAGCTCTTTCCGAGGACGTTGATATTCCTAAAAAGATTCTTGCAAAGGCCGCAAGGATTTATTACCAACAAAATATGGCTCAGGTCGTAGGAGAGGTTGAGGATATTGAGGCCTTAATGGAGTCGATTTAATGGACTCTAAATTTGAAGTTCATCCAGAAGGCACCGCAACGGAGCTTAGGTTATCGCGAGAACTCGTTCGAGTAATGGAAAAATCCGGTGGTGTTCTGCCATCGGATGTTTCCACATCCCTAGAAGAACTAATGAACTTTCACACAAAACAAGTAGCAGAGGAGACTCTATAAAAAAATTTACATTTTTTATGAATATTATAATATATTATAAAAATTTTGTATATATACCATTGTGGGCAGCGACGCCCACAATTTTATGAGAAGAATATGAACGACCAGCAAGAATTACACTTCAACAAACCAAGAGAAGCAACTCCACAAGAGATAGCCGACTGGGCAGAGAATGACTTTTTTATGAAAGGCGATTTCGATGTCATGAAACTTTTTGTTGCAGTGCCTGCTGTAATTCAATTCTTATGTTTAACAATGATGTTTGCTGTAATGGCATTAAACAGTGTATATTTTTAAGCTGTTGTTCGGCCTGGGAAAGGAAGAACAAGATTTTAAGATAACACCAGTCAATATTATCATAACAGCGACAGGGGTAGGGTTACTCTTCTTAGGAAGTATATCCCTATTACTGTTAATAACATCGTACATTAACGGATAGTAAAAATGAAAATAACTAATATCAAAGAGAAATTGGAAATATTAACTTTGACTTGTATTTTCTGTATTTCATTACTCGCGGTAAATGTTAATGTCTAGATTCTTAAGTTTCTTTTGGAGATGGTGGGTTCAGCCTTGGCATGCAGAAAGTGAAATGAACAGAACATGCAATCACATCACGTAAGGAGTGATTCATATGAAGAACAAAACCAACGCGACCAGCGCTGGTCATACTACAGAAATTTGTATTGAGTGTCTATTGGTAACAGTGTTTATGGGAATGATGTTCTATAGCCTGAGTACTTTACTGTAAAAAAGTTTTAAGGTCTTTTCTTTAATAAAGGCCTATCTTTTCTTACAACGAGGATTATCCCTCGCATCGCTTATTACATCGAAATTATTTTGTACTACAATTCCTGTAGTCATAGCTGATACGGTCTGAAACGCGTCCCACTCCATTGGATAATCACCATATATTCCTTCTAATAAAGTAATAATACCAACTTTAAAGAATATTAGTTCACTTAGAGATGGATGTTTACCAACTAACGGATTTGCTTCTGAAATACAATCATACTTTAATCCTTTGTATGTTGAATACAAATCAAGTGCATGTACAATTATAAAGTTTGCTTGATAGTTCCAATTCTTTTCTTCAAAATCAAAATCTAAATCAAGCTCTGGATAGGCCATCTCTTGCATTGGTAGATTAATTAAAGCACCGTTTCTTCCTATACGAACTCTACCAACGACTTTACGAACATACTCTGGTTTATAGGGAGCGTGATAGCCATTCATGAACATTGCTATCTGTGCATCAGAGTGGTAATATAATACTGGTTCTAAATTAGCATGAGTGGGGGTTGCGAGAAAACAAATTAGTAAACTACTTAGTAGTCGCGATAAATACGCCATTCCAATCCTTTGGTAAATCTTGCGTTTTCATATATTCACAACGCTCAATCCACATATTATAATAACCTGACATTTGGCCTTCGAAACATTCCATTAGATCATTGCATATTTTAATTGATTTATCAAAATTTTGTTTCTGATAATTCATATGCATATCATGGTGCATCTGAGCCGGTTTAATATATTTATCCTTATTAAGGTTAAGTACTGTGTAAATCTCAATCCCCACAGTTTTCCCTTTTACAGCTAGGTCATCTACCTTAAGAAAAAAGAAATCATTTTTACAATGCTTTACAGTATCACCACCTACTAGGAGGAGACATCCATACTCTTTACATTTTGACTCAATTCTAGCAGCTGTGCTAACTGCATCTCCCAAAACATCGTAGCTGTGTCGCTCGGTAGACCCCATTTCGCCAAGATAACCAAGCCCAGTATTGATACCAGCGCCCATACCAATAGGTGGTCGTCCTTCTTTAGTAATTTTATCATTAAAATCCTCCACGGATTGTAGCATATTCAAACCAGTCTGAACAGCTGTTTTTGGATGGTCTTTATCTTCCATCGGTGCATTGTGAATGTGCATGCTAGCATCACCTATATACTTAATAACCATTCCATTTGCATTAAGGACAGGCTCAGTGATTGAATCCATATATCCATTCATTAATTTAGTTAAACCTTTAACATCGTCTCCAAAGCTTTCGCCAAGGGGAGTGAAGCCTCTCAAATCAGAAAACACAATACTAACTTCCTTTTTCATACCTTCTTTAATGAGGGCAGGATTCTCTTGTAGAAGTCTTACGACTGCTGGGGAAGCGTAACCAGCAAACTGTTTTAGTATTTGACTTTTTTCTCGGAATGTGATATAATACTTATTAAAGCTCGATTGTGCAAACACTACAAAGGAACCCAATGAAACCAAGGTTGCATCAACAAATGTTAAGGCGGAGGTCCAAAAGTGCTGACTCACTCCGTATGCGGAACCGCAAAGAAGAAGAGATATTATCACCCCAGGAACTATGGGCAAGGCATAGACCGCTGCAAGGATTCCTAGACTCACTAAGACCAGAAACAAGAGCTCGAATACTCCAGTCCAGTCGGGAATCTTTATTTCTACGCCTGAAAGGACAGTCTGGATTAACTGGGCTTGAACTTCGTGGGGATACATTGCACCCGTTGGGGTTGCGACTGGATTAGAATATCCCTCGGCGGTTATTCCAAAAATCAAAACCTTTCCAGCTGGCAATGGGTCTGTGATACTTATTTGCTCAAATTCATTCCAAAAGGCAATTGGAGTTTCAGCAAAGGAATTTGTTGTAATAGGGTCTTGTTTTCCTATTCGTACCCATTCGACTCCGTTGGAGCCTACTTTCATTTGATAACTAGGTTCTCCTGTGTACACTCGAAGTGTGTCAAGTGCCAAACTGGGGTATTGTATTCCGTTTGCATTAATAACCAACGGAGCTCTTCGCACGACGCCGGTGGGGTCGTCAGGTATAGCAACAGTGGCGCCAACGCCATAAGCCCAAGAACTAAGATTATCAATAGGGAATAAAAGTCCTGGAAATTTGTAAAGCCAATTTTCATTTTGTTCTCCAAAGGTTGCAACACCTACAAAAGTGCCAACTCCATCTGATATTTGTTGTGTAGGGGCAGAAGATAAAACAACAGCTTTATTTTGCATTGCAAAAGCCAATTTATTATCTTCCTTAAAACGGTCCTCTTCAGAATAAATTACATTGAGTACATATAAACTGTCAGCAGGACCAGAATCCAAATACTTAGCAATAGAGCCACGGGGCCACGGATACTGACCTTCGGCGGAGATGGCTTTTTCGTCAATGTTGACAAGTACCACGTCCTCAATAATTTCTTTTTCTTTATTCTGCTGTAAGGCATCATAGTAATTATATTCTAATGTTTGTATAAAAGATGGATTAGTAATACTTAGTGCCGCAAATCCTGCGACAGTAAATAATACCGTCCACCATTTAGTTAAGTATTTAAGCATTGTCTCGGTAGTTTTTTACCGTCTCAATAAGTTTTCTTACATTCGTCACTGGAGTCGTTTTATCAATTCCGTGCGCAAGGTTTACGATGTAAGGTTTACCGCGCATTTTATCTAATACAGGGGTAATATCATCACCTTTAATTAATCGTTTAACACTTATACCACCTTGGATTACCTCAGCGTCTATTTCATCAACTGGTAAATCATCGCTGATATTAATAGCGTCAGGTTTCACTTGTTCATTATAATCATTGATTTTATTTCCTATTAATCTAGGAAATGCAATAATACAAACTTTTGGGTGATGAGCTCTGATTACGTCAACAATTACTTTTGTTGGATTAATTACAAATTCTTGGAAATCTTCCTCTGGGATATCTCCTGCATGACTATCAAATATTTGTATCGTATCACAACCAGCTTGAATCTGAGCTTCCAAATGACTAATAATATATGGTACCAAACCTTGTACCACTTCTAATTTTTTATCACCGTGACACATATATTTACATAGTGTCCAAGGCGCAGCTGCAAAACCAATTAGAGATTTACTTTCATCAAGCTCTTCTCTTACTCTACGAATCGCTTCATAAACAGGTTCACATTTTGTTAGAAAATCTTGTGGAGTGACCTCTAAAAATTCCTTATCGTAAGGACCTAATACTGGGCCGGGCACATAGTCAAGTTCCTGGCCTAGTGCATGATTAATAACCAATATATCAGAAAAGATAATGGCACAATCCATATCCATATCCTTAATAGGTTGCATTGTAATTTCTGCAGCCTTCCAAGGGGTCATTGCCATATCTAAAAAGCCTTTGCTTTTTTCTTTCATCGCCATATATTCTGGCATATATCTACCAGCTTGTCTCATTAGCCATACTGGATATAAATCGACTTCTTTATCTTGTATTACTCTTTGTAATAGTGTTTTCATATTATAATTTACTTTTTATTTTGTTTATGTTCCCAATCAGCAATTGCTTTTTTGATTGAATCTTCTGCAAGGACTGAGCAGTGTAATTTTATTGGTGGTAATTCTAGAGCGTCTGCTATTTCCTTGTCTTTTATTTCCTTGGCTTCAGTTATTGTTCTACCTTTTAATAGGTCAACAAACATTGAACTGGAGGCGATTGCACTTCCACAGCCATAGGTTTTAAATTTTACGTCTATAATTCTTTCATCTTTATCTAATTTTAACTGAAGTTTCATTACATCACCACAAGCTGGAGCACCAGCCATACCGGTTGCAATATCAGCATCGTTAGGGTCGAATCTTCCCACACTAAATTGTTCTGGAGCATTTACCACTGCTTCAAATCTGTCTATAACCTTCTGTGAATATGCCATTAGCTAAATCTCTTTTGTACCCATTTAAATATTGCGTATATGGTTAATCCATAAAATGCTAATACACTCATTGGTAATGCAATATAAGCAAGTTCCCAAGGACTTAAAAATAATACTTGCCATGTAAAATCTGCTACTGCTTGTGCGTCACCTGCACTCATTTCAGCCATTTCCAATTCACCAGTCAAATCAATTTCGTATTCGTTTACAAAATCATACCACTGTTCGTCGGTCATGCAAATCATATCATCTGGACATATAAATTCTTCCATAATTATTCCTGAGTTACCGTTACTCCGCAACCACCAACTGTCATACAATCAAGACTTAAATTGTATGTTTGATTTGTTTGGCTCATTTGTTTTAATATTAAATCGGTTCCATATAATCCATCAAGAGTAATGTTTGCGTTGTGCGTAGCACCGTTTCCTTTTTGTCTAATGAATACATCGTTATAGTCATTATAAATTGTAAGGTCTGTATTCTTTGCGCCATTACTTTGTTGCTTTATTTTAACTTCGTTATTATCACCAGCTAAATGTAAATCAAAGTTATGACCATCTGATGCATTTGTTTGGTTTGTTTGTTGTACTGCTAATTGGTTATAATTACCGTACATTGTGATATCCATTTCATGTCCACCACCTTCCCATCCATCATAATTCCAAGATAAGTCAGTGTCTGATGTAATATCAGTCCAATCAATACCTTGACCTAATTTCATTTGATTACCTGTACCACTTATTTCATCAAA